TCTTACCTACGCGGTTTGCAGCCATCAGCATGGCAGAGCGGTTATCTTTTGTGGCGGCAACAAAACGACGCTGCCAGTCGTACAGACTGGCATACATGGTCTTAAGCTGATTTAACTCTTCGCGCCGTTTCTTTTCTTCTAGTAGCGCTATCAGCTCAATTTTCTGCTGTCTTGACAAGTGAGAGAAGTTCACTCAGTTTCCTGTTGATTTCATCATCGTTTGCGCTGGATAGGTCAACCCTGCCAGAATGCTCGACCTGTTGCTTATCTGCAAACTTTGGCAGCACTTTTGATAAGTACCATTTTCGGGTGTCTAAGCGAAGACGGGAACGCTGAACGTGCTCACCGTTTAATACATAGCCAGGATTATCGGGCGAGTTCCTTTCCATCCAATCGTTTGAGCCATCATCGGATATTTCAAACAACTCATCGGCCAATGCCTCAGCTTGAATGCGCCGAGCCTCCGCGTATTGTTCTGAAAACCGTTGATGCTTACCATTGACAAGCCACAGCATGACGGTTGACAAAACTGGCTTACCTTCTTCTTTACAGATTGAGCGCAACGATTCGCCTGATGCGATTCTTGCGCAAATTTCGTCAGCCAATTCATCGGTATAACTTGTCGGTCTTCCGCCTGGCATAATCTCTGTCTCTATGTGTTGTCTATGCAAAAATTATAGGCAAAAAAAAGCCCTGAGTAAACAGGGCTTAAAATCAACAACGGGGAGTAGGACTAACGCATTTGATTGTATCCCACAACGCCTGCTGGCGCAACTCGTCAAGATAATCCTGCACTCGACCCATGTAGCAGAATTGGTACATATTGGTCGTGTATGCGGATGTTGTGTTTGCTTTGTGTATGCGGAATTTCACGCCGCAACCTCCCCGCGATAAGCCCAATGCTTTTCATCATCCAACAGCTTTAGCAAGTCATGCTCCATCTCATCCTCATCACCATACGGCACAGGAATAGCGCCAAAACCAGCATTGATAACGTCCATCTTCTGTGCGCACTCGTCAATGATGCGCTGATGCTCTGCTTTCAGGTATTCAGTCAAGTCGCTGTGCTTGTAAGCAGCTTTCAGGCGCAGCGGTTGCATGACTAGCTTCTGTTTGCCGTTCGATTCAATGCAGTACACCACCAGCACAACAAACCAATCAAAAGCAGTTCTATCAAGCGCTGAAGCAACGCTTTGCCCAATTTGCACCGGCTTGCCGGACTTCTGTTTGACTAGCTCAACGTACTTATCGGCAAACGTCATAATCAGCGCCAAGTCGCGCACGGCGATTTTGGATTGCGTTATGAGTCTTTTGACGGGGTTGTGTGGTTTGCGTTTCATTGCTCTACCTCCACACTCCAACGCCCACCAACGTCTTTTATCTCATACGTGTACTGAAACTGATTACAGTTTAGCGTGTAGCCGTTGCCCCAAACGTATTTGATAAGGGCGCTCACCGAATCGCAGCGATAGCCGTTCAGCTGCACCAATGTTGTCAGCGCCTGCACTAACTCTGGGTGGTGCTGGTCAACGCCGATAGCATCTGATTCGATTGGTGCGTCGGCCAATGCGGTGCCGACGGTGAATACTGCTGCTAATAAGATTTTCTTCATTGTGGTTCTCCGTTGTTGTTAACACCGCGCCACTATAGCGCGGTTTTGTTTAGTTAGTGGTCGTACCAGCGGCCAATTCCTTAGCCCTCTGCAACGAAGCAATAGCCTCGTCGATGTCCTGCTCAAACGTCTTTGCGTGGCGTTGACCTGGCATAAGCATCTTTTTCAGCGCATGCGCCAGCGCTGGGCACGTCACACCATAAGCAACAATGACGTCGTACACGTCGATTTGAGCGCCTTTTATGGTTCGGCGGTACTTTGACACCGGTTTTGCGTTTAAATCGCTTGTGGTGAGTTCTGGTGCGTTATAATGCGCCCCATCCCCGCCGTTAGTGCCAACGATGTCGATACGCTGTTCTGATGGCCAGTCTTTGGGGCGTGGTTCGTAAGATGGATGATCCATTAAGGCTTCTAAGCTCATACATGATTCATCCCAAGCTCGGATTTCAGCCTCCTCGATAAAGAATAGTTTTCCATTCTCTGACTTGTAGAAACAATCCCAGCTGTAAAACTCCGCACCTTCCGGCGCTTTCGACCAGTCTACTTTGCTCATTTTGAATTACTCCGCAAATAACCCCGCTCATCAACATACAACTCCCCATCAGCCAGCAAGCGTTGCGCAATCTCGCGGCTATGCGGCTTCAACTCCGACAGCTTCACGTAGCCTTTCTTGCATTTTTCTAAAAGTGTTTTGTGTAGGCTTGTCATCTAAAGACGCTCCATTCCGATTAACTCTTTGTTCGTAACCTTGGCAGATTCCCGCCAGGCTCTGTTGTTGTAGTACAACGCATACTCACCTTGCGGGTTGACACGGTAAAGCGTCTGGCCCATCAGGTATATTTGGTTCAGGTGCAACCCATATTCAAAGCCTTGTCTGGCGTCCTGCTCGCCGTTAAACCACCGGTCGAACAGGGCGGATTGGATGTCTGGCGTCATTTGTACTTAACCCCCGCCGCCTCAAGCGCATCCTCAACATCAACCAGCGATACGACTTCAGACATGCCGTCGGTTTCTGGCTTGCCACAAACCCCAATCTGAACGAACCTCTGGATTTGAGTAAAGCCATTCTCCGGATGTAATTGCGTCCGACCCATACTTTCGAGCTGCCCACTCCTCAAAGCTTTTTCTCATTTGCTTTTTACTCATGCCGTTTCATCCTCCATCTTCTCATTTAACTCTTTCCGCCGCTGTGCATGCTGGCGGTATTCATCTGCGGGACTTAGCCCACCAAAAAACGCCGCATGCCGCTGGCGGTCTTGTTCCCATTGGTCGGCGTCGTGTTTGCAGCCAAGCCAAGACCACACCTGCTCAGTTGACGCGCCAATCATTTTGCCAATCTGCGCGTAGTTGCGGTGTCCGGCTTGCCGCAGCTCGATAGCTTGCTGCTGTTTACTCTTCATCAGCCATAGCCTCTAAAATCGCCGCATCCGCAAAACAAACCGCCTGATTAGCGTACATGCAAAGCAGGCCGGCACTGTACGGCATAACGTCAGCAAGTTGTTTCAGGTCGTAGTCAATGACTGACCGCATTGGTTGCCAGGTGGTCATTTGCGCACCGCCATAGCCTGCTTAGCCTTGCGCTCGATAATATCCCCGCAAACCAGCCGTACCATGTTACGAATAACCGGCTCGTCTGTTGCTGCCACCACGTCGCAAAACTGAAGCAACTGCGCATCTGTCAGAAAAGGCAACTGCTCAAACAGCTCGTATCCGGTCACGTGCGTTTGTTCGCGCATTGCGTCAAGCGCCATGTCGTAGGCTGCGTCGCGGTCGGCTTGGTGGTTGTGTAAGTGGTTGTCGTGTGGTGTCATCACGCACGCTCCAGTTTTTCAACCAAGAAAAGCATCAGCTCTTTAGCGTATCGGCTGGACAAATAAACTTCAGCATATCCGCCATCTTCCGATGTAATACCAATGTGCAGACCAGAATCATCTGGTTGAAACTCAACGCTGTCTTTTGGGTTTGCGTCACATACAAATTTCATTTTCTCTCTCCATCGTTGTTGATAAACCAATCATAACACCGGTTTCATGCGGTGGTGGTCTGACCAGCGGGTTGGTTGTCTTTTCTGTGCTTGTCAACCAGTAAACCATCGCAACCAACTTTTGCCCTTATAGCCTTATATACCCGTTTAAAGGATCTAATATGTATCTTCTCGCGCGTATATACGCTTTAAATTACAATATACACTACTTAATACAAATATTAGTTTACTGGTTGCTAAATGGCTGTAAGCCGCATTTTTAAAGGCTCACAGAAGCAACCAGACAGAAAAAAGCTAGTTGCTTCTGGTTTATTGGTTGCAGTCGAATGATTTGTTGGCAACCAGCTTTTCGATTTGGCAACCAGCACTTTTAAGTTGGTTGCGTAAAAAAGCCCTCATTTGAGGGCTTGGGTTGCTTCTGTTTTTTGCTCAAAAAGGAACTTTAAACCATCCTTTTTGCTTACCGAATCTGTTTCCAAATTGCATCGTTGACTTCGCCTTTTCCCAGTCAGTTAAGCTATTCATAATAGCAGTTATGCGGTTGCTATCCATGCGTTTTAGCTCTCGCCCTTTCATCTTCAGGCAGTCTTCCCATATTTCAATACAGCAAACCTTATCGCGTTTTTCTTCGCTGTTTTCTAAGTTGTCAAAATCCGTATTGCTGTCGTACCTACTGGTTTTCGCTGTCTCATTTAGCCATGCCTCAATAACGCCTTGCCACGAATCAGACTCCCGCTTTTCCTCCTGGGCGCTGGTAGCAATCTCTCTGGCCTCTTTGCTCAACAAGGTGGTTTCGTCGTCAATGCTGTACAACGTGTATGCTTCGGCCCATATTTGGTCGACTTCGCTTTCCAGCTTGCCGAAGTCGATACTCTCGCCGTATGGTATTTTCGATTCGATAGGCCACCAACGACGGTTGCCGGTACTGTCTTTTAGGTATTCTGACTGGTTAGTCGTACCCATTAAAATAAACTGGCGGCGATACTCTGCGGGATGTCTGGCATACGCCAAACGAACTGTTGTCGAGCGGCTACTGATGAACGCCTTTTGCACTTCTAAATCGTGACGGTTGGTTGCCCCCATCTCGTTGAGTTCTACAATCAGCCGACCTTGCGTTTCTTCTATGGCTATTTTTGGATCAAAGCTCGTCAGTTCCCCATACCACTCCCGACGCGCCAACATCTCAATAAATGTAGATTTACCAATGCCCTGAGCGCCACCAATCACCGGTACGCTGTCAAACTTAAAGCCTGGTTCATAAACCCTAGCGACTGCTGCAACCAGACAACACTTTGCCGCCTCGCGTGTGTATGCGTTGTCATCGCACTTAAAGTAATCAACAAACAATCCGGACAGCCTTGGTGTACCGTCCCACTCGACGCTTTCTAAATACTCCTGCACAGGGTGGAAAGCATTTGCATGCGCTCTGTCTTCGATGGCCTGTTCGATTTTGGATTCAGGGAAATCGACGTCGTATTTCCGCCCAATATGTTTTCGCACCTTGTAGCTGTGTTCTGAATCCCACATCTTGCCTGTGCGCCCTATCTCGACACGGCTTGAAAACTTGTTGAATGCAGGTATTGCGTTTATTTTCTCGTCGTTTTTTAGTATGATGGTTGCGTTTAAAAAAGTCGGTTTGATTGTGCCGTTTTCCGCAATCTGCAACGAGGCTTGCCAGTTTTCCTCGGCTGGTTTTGCCTCGTCTGTTTCTATCTCGTCGAAGTCGTCAAACACATCCTCGTCGTTGATTTTCAGAGCTACAAGCTCACCTCTGATTTCCTTATTTTCGGTTGCCCATTCGCGCATGGCACTATATGAGGGTAGTTTGGATACAGGGGTGCCAAATTTAGCATCTTCATCCAGGTGTCCAAACTTGTGTATGCGGATCAAATCAAACGCATTGCAGGTTTGCTTACCTGCAGGGTCGGTATCGTGATTGCTGTACGCATGTACGCTCTCATACACCACCAAACCGTTCGTCGAACTACCTTCTAAAAACGTGTAGCGGTCTTGCTTCTCTCGGCGGTATACGTCGCTTAATTCTTCCTCTATTGCGCGGTGAATGTCGTACACACGGCAAACTGCGCCGACTAAGTTTTTCTTTTCTCTCGGATCACCAAGCTTTTTAAGCCGCTTGGTTAAGTCACGAGTTTCACGACTAGACACCGGCCACAAAGAAGCGTCGCGCCAGTCCGAACCATACTCAGCCAGAAGACTGTCTACAACGACAAACGGCTTGTCGTTGTGCTTGAAATAGAAAGGTGCGTCGCATGAGCTGCTAGGCCAATACATCAAACGGTTTACGTCGTATGTTGTATCGTCGAAATAGTCTATGCCAATCTTATCAGCCAGCTTACGCATTGCAGCCTGGTACTCATCTGGCAGCATCGGGCGGTCTGTTACCACAACCAGACGATAACGTGGTCTACTTTCACTGTGTTTGTGCGTGCTGTAAATTGTGTAATTAAAGTCGCTAAGCTCGCGGCTAACTGCGTCTAAAAAATGCTTATCTGCAAAGTCCGCATCCAGCGTCATTGCGCTACGGTTTGCAACACTGGCCTTGTCTCGTCTACCGCCCTTAAGCGTACCAGCCACAAAGCCGCCGACGTCTTTGATGGCGTCTTGCTCGGCTTTCGGCATCGCCATGTATTCGTCTATGGTTTCTGGTGTTCTGACAGTCGTTGCCAGCTTTGCGGCAAAATCCTGAATGGTGATTGTCTTATTAGACCACTTGGCGGCCTCGCGCGTATTTGCGGTGGCAATATTAATTTCTTTATCGAAAGCAACTTGTTCTAAGCGCTTTTCCTCATTGGCTAACATTATTCGTTTCCTCCATAATATCGACTGCTTTAAAAAGGCCACCGCTTAACCGTTCGACTTCTATTGCTCGTTTTGGCGGCAAACCCCCACTGTTCAGCCAATGCGTAACTGCTGAGCGGTCAACGCCCAACTTTCTCGCCATTTCCGACTGCGAACCAAACCACTCTACAATTTGCTGAATCATTATTGACTATACCCCTCATCTGATGTATGTTTAGTGCTACTCAACAAGAGTATAATATAAAAGGAATCCAATCAAATGTCACTAGAAATTGAAATCCAAAAATTGACCGCAGAAATCCAAAAACTGAACAAAAACCTGATTTTAATGCTGACCACTCCAGCAGACCAGTTGTTGAAGATTGAGCCCGAGCAAACACCAGAAACGGTCCCTGCCGCTGCTCCTGCCGCTGCTCCTGCCGCTGCTCCTGCCGCTGCTCCTGCCGCTGCTCCTG